AACCGCTGACTTTTCTGCAATTACAACGTGGGGAGTCTTTGAAAGAGAGGGCACCGGTCAAAATGCAATTTTACTTGATGCATTTAAAGGTAGATATGAGTTTCCAGAATTAAGACGTTTAGCACATGAAGAATTTTTACATCATCGTCCGGATATAGTTTTGATCGAGGCCAAGGCCTCAGGGATCCCTCTAACTCACGAGCTGAGAAAAATTGGAATCCCAGTTATTAACTTTACGCCGTCAAAAGGAAATGATAAACACGTTAGAGTGAATTCCATAGCCCCGCTCTTTGAAGCTGGGAAAATTTGGGCCCCTATGCATGAGCATTTTGCCCAGGAAGTAGTGGAAGAGTGCGCAGCATTCCCGCATGGTGATCATGATGACTATGTGGACTCCATGACGCAAGCAATTATGCGTTTAAGAGGTGGAATGTTTATAACTCATCCTGAAGATTATAAGGAAGAGAAAATTGAGAGAACCGGATTAAATTATTATGGCTAAAAATTTAATATTACAAAATTTAACGAAACTAGCTCGAGGTATTGGAGCGAGTCATAATAAATGGACTGGTACTAAAACCAATATTACTTTTTTAGGAAAAGGACCAACTAAGAATCCCTTATTCCAGAGCCCTTTAGCCGGACTAGAGAGTGAAGCACAATTAGGATCCAGAGAGTCTGTAATCAGTGCCGTTGAAGATGCCATGGGTTATGCAAGTGCAGGAAAATTAAATCCCATTCAACTCGAAGCTTTAACCCTGAATCTTGAAAGTCTTTACAAAATTTATAATCCACCCCCATTACCGCTGGCAAGTATAACGGACATGGCTCCAGGGATCAGGGGCATTAGCACTGTGAAAAAACCACTTCCGGCCTTTATGGGTTGGAAACCTAAAATTATCCCACCAGAAGGTAAAGCCGAAGGCGGTCTTGCAAGGATCTTGGAGGTATAATGGCTTACAAAAATGTTCCTAATCAGCCCGGAATTAAATATGATTCAGTTAATAGAACTTATCTAGTCTATAGAATAGTTAAAGGAGAAGAACAATATCAAGGTCAAATTAAAAGTTTAGCAGAAGCCATAAGAGTTAGAGATGCGTTTGTAAAAGCATTACCTGCGGAAACAATGGCCGAATTTAATGTAAGAACTAAAAAAGGAAAAGGAAAAATAGATACTAAAGAACTTCAAAAAGCATCTAGATGGTTTTATAAAAGAGGAGAAGTAGATTCTCCTAATTATTTCGATTTAAAAGACAAACAGTTAAGGAAAGTACGTAGCAATGTTGCAAGAGGAAAGCCTCCTGGAAAATTTAGTAAAATTAATCAGTTCACACCTCTTAAACCACATCAACAAAGGAAAATTTTAAAAGAGTTCCCAGAGGCAAATTTCGATCTTTGGAAAAAAGGTTTTGATTCTAATATAGATACCCAAAGATCTTCTGCTGTGGATTCATTTATCGCCCGTGGTTATAAACCTGCGTTTTGGAATGTTAAAAATTTACCGAAGAAAACTCAAGAATTAATTATTGAAGCTTTTGGAAAAGAAGCAAAAGCGGCGGGAACACCTATAAGATTTGGTCCAGGTAGAAAACTTGGAATAACCCCAACAGAGAATCTACGTTTAAACAAGATAATAGATGGTTTTGTTAGAAACATGGGAAAAACTCATCCTTATGCATTTAGCACTAATAGACCAGAAAACTGGATAATAACTCAGATGCACAGAGCGGCAGACGCTAACAATCCTGATTATAAAATGCTTAGAAATGAAGCGGGTAAAATAATTGGAGCTTCTGAAAAGGGAGTAGACTATTATCACGTTAATTCGATGAAGGGTAATCTTATAAGTAGTCACCCTGAAGCAGAGCAAATTTCAAAATTCGTTTCCATTGCAAAAAAGGCTAGGGCAGATATTCCTACCTCTCTTTTAAAGATTTTTCCAAAAGGGTTTGATCAAAAATTATTAAGCAGTAACAGAGCTTATACGGATTTATTACGATGGCTAGATAATACACAAGGACGAAGAGTAGTTGCAAATGCAATTAATGTACACCATGCAGGAGAAGGAGCTGTTGCAGGAAGTCCTGCTTTAGCTAGAGATTTACAACTCTTAACAGCTCAAGATAATTTGTCTGCAGCTAGTATTAGAATGGCAATTGAAACAGATTTAGACAAGGGAAGAAATCCATTCACAAGTGAAGGGTCAAGAATTCCAGAATTAAAAGAAAAAGGCATTAGATTAAATGTTCGTGGCGTAGAGTATGGAGTTGGTCCTGAAACACCAGAAGCTGGACTAAAAAGAATTGAAAAAGCGTCACTCTCTAAATTACAAGCACAGTTAAAAATCGATCCGAAGTTAGGTGGATTTGCAAACTTTTTAAAGCAAGCTGTTATAGGTTCTAAAACTAATGCTGGTGGTATGTGTAAGATTCCTTCGATTATGCAAAATGTGGCTGGAGGTGGAAGAATCGGTTTTGCTGCAGGAAGTAATTGTGCAGCAGAGATGGAAATTGCTATCAATAAGAACCCGATTAAAGTTACGCAAGAAATAGCTGAATTACCGGGAAACAAAACTATTAACACTTTTAAAAATACAGCGAAGGGACTTTTAGGAACTTTGGGTAAATTCGGCACGAAAGCTGCGCCGCTAGCAGCACTTGCTGTGGCAGGAGCAGCGATAGAACCGTTAGTAAAACAATTTGTAGCGGATGATCCTAATACTTACTTAACAAACGAAAATCAAATGAAAGGAATGCTCCTTGCAACAATTGAAGGAGAGACTCCAAAAGTTGATGAAGAAATTTTAAAATGGCAACTGCCCACGTTAGGAGCGGCGACAGCTGCAGGCGCGATTCCTGGTGCCAAAACTGCTTACCTAGAACGAAGAGGAATAGGACCAACAGGACCTTTACCAGAAGGAGTCGGCAAAACTCGAGCAGCTTTAGGAATTAAAGGAGTTTTAGGAAAAGCTTTAGGAGCAACTTTTTCTCCATTAGCTGTAGCTGCAACATTACCTTTAACGGTAGCCGCTCAAAGAAAAGGAGGAACCGAATGGGGGGACATTGCAACGGATCCTATGAATTGGATGGCACCTGCGTTCGCAAGTTCAGGATATGAAGCGGCATCTAAAGGAATTACGAACCCAATGTTATTAAAAGCATTAAGATTAGGAATAAGTCCAAGTGTATTAAGAACAATAGCCAGCAGATTTGGCATACCAGGTCTGTTGATTAGTGGTGGACTATGGGGCTATGATAAATGGAAAAATAGATCAATTAATGACCCAGAAGATTAAAAGATTGACTTTAACAATCCCTCCTTTACGAGGACCTAATCCACAAGGGTTGAATGTTCCTTTCAAACAAGTTAAAACTGTGATAAACTCGGAGAAAATTAATGGCAGACAAAATAGACAAGGCTCTACCGAACGTAGATCAAGAAGTCGTATTACCTAAAGAAGAAATCGTTGTAACCGAAGAAGATAAATTATCGGAGGTAACTCCTGATGGTGCTGAAGTTATTATGGATGAAGAAGGTGGAGCGGAAGTTAATTTCGATCCCATGTCCCAACAACAAGTTACTGAAGATCATTTTGCTAATATAGCTGAATTACTTCCGGACGATGTATTAGGTCCGATTGGTTCCGAGTTAAATGAAAATTACATGCAGTATAGAACTTCCCGTAAAGAGTGGGAAGATACTTATACCAAAGGCTTAGATTTATTAGGATTTAAATATGTGAATCCAACCCAACCGTTTCAGGGCGCAAGTGGTGCAACTCATCCAGTGCTTGCTGAAGCAGTCACCCAGTTTCAAGCGCAAGCTTATAAAGAATTACTTCCAGCTATGGGTCCGGTACGGACTCAAGTTTTAGGAAGACCGAGTAGACAAAAAGAAGAACAGTCTGTTCGTGTTAAAAACTTCATGAATTATCAAATCATGGACGTTATGAAAGAGTACGAACCCGAGTTCGATCAAATGCTCTTTTATCTACCGTTAGCAGGTTCGGCTTTCAAAAAAGTTTATTACGATGAACTTTTAGGAAGAGCTGTATCTAAATTTGTACAAGCTGACGATTTAATTGTCCCGTATACGGCTACCTCATTGGCCGATGCGGAGGCGGTTATTCATACACTTAAAATGTCTGAGAACGATCTCAGAAAAAAACAAGTTTCAGGTTTCTATCGAGATATCGAAGTTACACCTGGTTACGACCAAGAAACAGAAGTTGAAAAAAAGGAAAGACAACTTGAAGGAATTAAAAAAACAAGAGACGAAGACGTTTTTACAATTCTTGAATGTCATGTTAATTTAGATATTGAAGGGTTCGAGGATATGAAGGAAGGAGAACCCACAGGGATCAAACTTCCTTATATCGTGACGATTGAAGAAGGATCACGACAAGTTTTATCGATCAGACGAAACTATAAACAAGAAGATCCTTTAAAAAATAAAATACAATATTTTGTTCATTTCAGATTT